CTGGTTGATCACGTCGTGATCCCCGGCAGCCCGCGGGAGCGGGAGCCGTGGGACGCGCTCGCGAAGCTGCTGGGGCGGGACTGGCCGCGCCAGGGCGGCGGCAGCGTCCGCATCGCGCGGCTCTGCGTCGACACCGGCGGCCGCGACACCGCGGCGGTCTATGGCCACCTCCGCCGGCTGCGGGACCCGCGGATCGCGCCGACCAAGGGCGTGGATGGCTGGAACCGCGCCCAGCCCGTGCAGGGCCCGACGCCGGTGGATGCGCTGGTCGATGGCCGGAAGCTCCGTCGCGGCCTGAAGCTCTGGACGGTCTCGGTCTCCACCTGGAAGGCCGATCTCTATCGCCGGCTCTGGCTTGGCCGTGGCGACGCCGAGGAGTTCCCGCCCGGCTGGGTGCACCTGCCGCAGGGCATCGAGGCGGAATGGGTGAAGCAGCTCGTCGCCGAGCAGCTGCACACGGTGAAGGATCGCCGCGGCTTCGCGCGGCAGGAATGGGCGAAGCTGCGCGAGAGGAACGAGGCACTGGATTGCGCTGTGCTGGCGCGGGCGGCGCTCTGGCTGCTCGGGGCGGACCGCTACGGGGATCGGTTCTGGCAGCAGCTGCGCGAGCAGGTCGCCAACGCCCCGCTCCAACCGAGCGAGATTCCCTCCGGCGGGAATGTCGCTCCCCCGTCGCTGTCGCAGGTCGCGCCCGACACCCATCGCCCGCGGGGCTGGCTTGCGCCGCGCAGCGGCTGGCTGCGCTGAACAGGGAGGACGCGCATGGACCCGACCGTCCTCGCCTGGGCGCTGGCGCAGCCCGCCGGCAGCCGCGCCGCCGCGCTTGCCGGGGCCTACACGGCCGGCACGACCCGCGTGACCTTCGACGGGCGGACCGTGGAGTACCGCAGCCTGGATGAGCTTGGCCGGGTACTGGCGGTTCTGCGCGGCGCCGAGATGACGGCGGCGCGCCGTCCCTCCATCACGCTGGCCAGTTTCTCGCGGGAGAGAACCGGGTGATCCGACGCCTCCGCGATGCATGGCAGGTGCTGCGCGGCTATGCCGCGGCGCAGGACCAGCGCGCCTCCGCCTGGGCGCCGTCCGGCGGCAGCGCCACGGCTGAGGTCGGCATGGCCGCTGCCACGGTGGCGCGCCGCGCCCGCGATGCCGTGCGCAACGACCCCTATGCCAGCCGCATCGTCGACCTCTGGACCGGCAATGCGGTGGGCGCCGGCATCACAACGCGCTGGCCGGATCAGCGTCATGCTGACGCCTGGCGGCGCTGGGCGGAGAGCGCCGCCTGCGACGCCGAAGGACGGCTCGACCTCTACGGGCTGCAGGGGCTGGTCATGCGGGCGGTCGTCGAGAGCGGCGAGTGCTTCGTCCGCTTCCTCATGGTGCCGCCGTCACCCGCCAATCCGATCGGCCTGCGGCTGCAGGTGCTGGAGAGCGATCACCTCGACACCGCGCGGAACGGCATGGTCGACGGCGCAGCTACGATCCAGGGCATCGCCCTTGGTGAGGCCGGGGAGCCGATCGGCTATTGGCTACACCGGGTGCATCCCGGCGCGGCGTGGATCCTGCCAGGCGCAACCTGGCAGAGCAGCGAGCGCATTCCGGCCGGCGACGTGCTACACGTCTATCGCAAGCGCCGGCCAGGGCAGCTGCGCGACGTGTCGTGGCTCGCCGCGGTGCTGCTGCGCCTGCGTGACCTCGGCGATTACGAGGCGGCGCTGCTGATGAAGGCCAAGATCGAGGCATGCCTCGCGGCGGTGGTGACCGAGGAGGGCGACGAGGCCCTGACGGGCGCCGCGGCCGGCCTGCTCCGTGACGCACAGGGTCGCACCGTCGAGAGCTTCGAGCCGGGGATGATCCTCTACCGCCGCGGCATGGGCAGCGTGGAGGTGGTGAACCCCTCGGGCGGCGGCAGCCACGCCGCCTTCGCCCGCCGCGCGCTGGAGGCCGCCGCTGTCGGCGCGGGCCTGACCTACGACCAGGTCTCGGGCGACCTGACCCAAGCGAACTACTCGTCGCTCCGTGCCGGCAAGATCGAGTTCCGTCGCCTCTGCGAGCAGGTGCAGTACGGCATGCTGATCCCGATGCTGGTCCGGCCGGTCGCGGACCGCTTCCACGCCCAGGGCGCGCTGCTCGGGCTGTGGGGCGCGGAGATGCCGGATGGCGTGAGCCACGTCCCGCCGGCACACGAGATGATCGACCCGCTGAAGGACACCACCGCGCTGATCGCCCAGGTCCGCGCCGGCTTCGTGCCGCAGCCTGAGGCGGCCGGTGCCTTCGGCTACGACTTCCGCGCGGCGGTGGAGATGATCCGCGAGGCCAATGCGCTGCTCGACGAGGCTGGCATCTCGCTCGACACCGATCCGCGCCGCGTCGCGAAGTCCGGCGCCGCCCAGGACGCCGCGCAGATGGCCGCCGTCGAGATCGCCGCCACCGGCGCCGCCGCGCCTCCTGCAGGAGAACCCCGATGACCGCCGGCGCCTACGACTGGACGGACGACATGCTCAAGATCAAGAGCATGCAGAAGAAGTTCCGCGACAGCTTCAACGGGACCGAGATCAATCCGGCCCGCTGGGACGTCGCGGCCAGCGGCAGCGGCATGGCCGTCACCGTCGCGGACGGCACCGTCACCATCTCGACGGGCACCACCCTCGACGACGAGGTCGTGCTGACCAGCCGCACCGCCTTCACCATCCCGCTCCGCGTCATGGTCGCGGTGAACCTCAGCCAGCGCATCGCCGGCCAGTCCGTCTGGCTCGAGCTGGTCTCGGTCGACCCGACCTCCGCCCAGCCGGACGGCCGCAGCGCCGCGGCCTGGCGGCTCGACGGCACCAGCCCGACGCTCGCGAACTACGAGGTGGGGAGCGAGGGCGCGCCCCGCCTTGTCACCGCCTCCGCCTCGACCATCCCGACCACGGCGCCGGCCGGCTGGTCGGTCTTGGAGATCGAGCCGACCAATGACGAGTGCTGGTTCCACGGCCGGCAGCTCGACACCACGGCGGCGCGGTCGAACTCCTACGTCCGGCACCAGCAGATCCCGGAGCCGAATGCGCTCTACCGCTTCCGGATCCGCGTGCGGAACCGGCAGTTCATCAACGGCATCTCGGCGGTGGCGAACAACGGCTCGGGCCTGGTGCGGATCACCCGCGCCGCGCATGGCTTCGCGACGAACGACGTGGTGACGGTGGCGGACGTCTCCGGCGTGCCGGGGGCGAACGGGACCTTCACCATCACGGTGATCGACGCGAACAGCTTCGACCTGGTCGGCTCGGCCTTCTCCGGCGCCTACCTGAACACCGGCTGGGCCTCGGTCAGCCGGAACCTAGCCCCGGCGTCGAGCACCGATGTGAAGGTGCAGTTCGTCACCATCGCCGACTACGCCGAGCTCACCACCGAGATCACTGCTGGCCGCGGCCAGTCCGTCGCCGGTCAGGGGCTCGGGGTGAACGTGCTGAGTACCATCGCGCCGACGCTTACGGCGGTCGGCGGCCAGGCGCGCAACACGAACGGCGCGCTGCCGGTGCTGGTGGCGACAGGCCTGTCGGCGAACCCCACGGCGGTGACCACGGGCCGCGGCATCGACCTGCTGGCGACGCTGATCGGCGCGCTGGTCAACAAGCCCTTCTCGATCCCGGAGGCCGACTGGCAGTACGCCGGCGCCGCGGGTGGGATCACCGGCACGGCCGACGTGGTGCTGAAAGCCGCGGCGGCCGCCGGCATCCGGAACCACGTCACCTCGATCGACCTGCGGAACGCGCATGCGACCGTCGCGACGGAGGTGGTGATCAAGGACGGGGCGACGGTGATCTGGCGGCAGCTGCTGCCGGCGGCGATGGCGACCCCGGTGGACATCACCTTCCCGACGCCGCTGCGCGGCACCGCGGCGACGGCCGTGAACTTCGCCTGCCTGACCACGGGCGCGCAGGTCTACGTCAACGCGCAGGGCTACGCCGCGCCGTAGCAGGCACGATCCACAGCTTTTCCCGCGCTTAGCCACAGGCTTATCCACATGAGCGAGACGACCGAGGCGGGCGGCAG